TTTAGGTTTGTTGTGAAAGTGAACAACAACATCAGATGGATTTTCTTGTTGCGTTGCTTTTATTCCTGTATGTTTTTCTATATCGCCTGGTTTTGCAGTTAGATGAACAGCTTTAACTCTTGAATATCCATTTGCTTTTGCATGTTCCGTGAAAGATTGAACTTGTGCTTGAGCCCTATCGTTTTGTCTTTTTGCTTCTAGTGGATCATACTTATCTAATTCTTCTTTATGACGAAAAGCAGCCTGTTTGTGTGCATCATCTATCCATTTACGGCCATTTGCATGATAAGCAAACATGGCTTCATTGAAAGCACCACGATGAATGTTAACGGAAGATGCAGACATTTCTCCTAAAAAAGATTCTTCAATTTTACCTGGGTTAGAACTATGATGTATATCATGTTCATGTTTCAATCTACCAATCACATGGTCGGTATCAGCTTTATAAAAGGTATGCGAGACTTCACCATACTTATTTTTAGCATAGTGATAATCTCCTTTTTTATGGAGTGTATATTTACCTTTTACTGGATGCTCTAATTCATGAACTTGTTGTTCGTCCTCATTTTCTATTAAAAAAATACTAAAACTTTTCATGCGATCTCCGTATAATCTTATATTTATCCTACCACAATTATCGGATAATGTCAATCTCTTTATCGCCTGTCCAAACTTCAATTTCTGTTCTTAGGCGACTCTCTGTAGATAGAGTTTCATAACGATTCGTAGCCTTCTTTTTCCACCACTCCACGACATTTTTCAGATAATGTTTGTCAAAATTCTCATCTGGTATAATCTTATCTGTATTTCCTGCAACAATATCTTTATAGTTTTTGATGCCGTAGGTAGAATAGTAATATCGTTTTCTTTCTGTCAGACCTTTGGCCTTCTCAATTAGATTCATAAACGAGTCATATTCGTTCTTATGACTCTTTAATGTTGCTTTGACCATAGATACAATTGAGTTTGAAATCTTTAGTTTGCGACTTGATGCGTCAGCCGGAACAAATTCACCAACAATACCCTCAACATAGTTCTTTAAATCTTCATATGGTTTTCCGTGCATCATTGGTAGAAAATCAGAATCAGTTATGCCAGCAAACCTCAGATATGGTTTCATACCATCATACTGAGAAACAGATTTGGATGAACCGTATAGACTTGTTGTTTCAAACAAACACATATTCATTTTATACTTTGCATTGAGTATTTCTCGTACCTCATGTGAACAACATAAGCCTGCAAGTAACTTTCCACCAAGATAATTGAAACCAAAAGGTTGCGCTGGCACAATCACAAAACCCATACCTGCGGCCCGATTGAACGCCTGAGTTTTTTCTAATTCATTTGTCATTACATAACCAAGCAATTCATTTCTCGGTTTCATATTGATTACTGGAGAACCAATACGAATAAAACCAACCCACTTCTTCGTATTCTTTTCCAATACAGCAAGACGAACATTCCGGCCAGGACTGGAAAGATTGTTGTGTGATGAGATAATGTCTAAGTACAATTGCCATCTTGCGGATTCTAATTCAACAATTTCAAAATCCATTTCTTTAGGTTTGATTGTGAAATCAGAAAACAAATCTTCTTCTGGCCCGCAACCAGGCAATGCAAATGGTAACTCGGCAAGAGAGTTTAACTTTTGGTCACGCATGTATTCATCAATGCGATTGAAACCACCAAAGTAATCTTCAAACACTTTGGCACAATGCATAGCTTGTTCGTAATTCAAACTCATACTTTAATACCACCAAAGTTTTTGTTAAATTTACTTTCACGATTACCAAATGTATTCAATGGTTTATCATCTACTTGGCCAGAATCAGCAATGTCTATTTGTGCAGATTGTTCAGCATCATATAATCTCATTTTTGCACGATCAATACCAATAACAAATCGTTTGAAATGATTTGGGTCGCCATAACGATTCTTCAATTGTTTGACCATGATTTGATTCAGTTGTTCCAATTCTTCAGTACTGATAAGTGCAAACATAAAATCAGCCGTTGCAGGAAGACCAAAAGACTCAGATGTATCTTCAAGACCTGGATCTGTATTTGTAAAACCACTTCTTGTTGTTTGTGTTGCAGATACAACAGGCACTGCAAATTCTACTGCAAGACCTCTTAGTTCTTCTGCAATAGCCTTGACATAACTATATGAGTTTACATTTGCACCAGGTTTGATTCTTGCTGATGCACAAATATTTAAGTAGTCAATGAAAACAATGTCTGGTCTAAAATTCTTTTTGAGATGTAACTCATTCATCAAAGATCTAAAGTGCAGCGCAGACGCAGATGCAGTAGGATATTCTTTGATGATTAATTTACCATTAATCTTTGCTTTTAAATGATCAAACTTTCTTTCATAATCTTTTTTAGACAATGCATACAACTCACTCATATCAACATTTAAAAGATTGGCGTCAATTCGTTCTGCAATCTTTTCTTCGGCCATTTCAAGTGTAATGTATAAAACATTTTTACCTTGAGACAAACAAGAAGCTGCAACATGACACATAAACAAAGATTTACCAACACCTGTACCTGCAAGTGCAATATTCAATGTCTTGATTGGTAAACCACCTTTTGTAATCTTATTAAATAAATCTAAATCAAATTGAATTCTGGCTTCTTGACGGTGATAGAAATCATATCGTGCATCAAAATCATTTATATAATCGTGGCCAATATGTGAATCAAATGATACTGCAAGTGCATCACTCAATAGTTTTGGTATTTCACCCTTTGATTTTTGTTCTCTGTTGGTTTGATCAAGAATAGAAACAGAATTCATAATCGCATTATAAATGGCTTTATCTTGACAAAACTTTTCAGTCTGGTCAACAAGCCAATTATATTCCGATTTTTCTTCTTTCTCGTTATTAATTTCACGGAGAATGTCAACACAACCTTTTACTTCTGGTTCGGTGAGTTTTTTTGATTCTGTAAAATTAATTAGAAGAGATTCATAAGATGGTAAAGTTTTGTATTCGTTAATGAAATTTTTCACTTCAGAAAAAAACTTTCGCTGAGTATTATCAGCAAAGTATTCTTCTTTAATGAAGGGTATAACTTTTCTGGTAAATTCTTCGTTGAAAATTAGATTTTTAAGTATGACTACTTCTAGTTGATTCAAAATTCTTCGCCTTTTCTAAAATAAAGTCTTGCAACATATCACCTAGTATTATAACAAATTCCTGCTGTTTTTGCAAGTACTCTTCGTCATACATATCGGAATATATTACTCGGTAATTGAACTTCAAAGTAGGATGAACGTCATTCTCAAAGAATTGGGTATTACTATAAACAACGGTAATATTTTTATATTTGCCGCTGTTTATAGTAAAATAGGTATTTTCATCTCTGTAATCTACCGAATACTCAGGCTTCTGCTGGCTCTTCTTTTGAATCCATGGGAATATCTTCCATAATATTTCCATAAGCAATTTCATATTTCTTTCTCACATACTCTTTAAAAGATTTATCATTTAAAATATCGGACCAAAATTCTTTTGTTTGTGTATCTGCAAAACGAACCTTGTCGCCAATTTCACCAGTTTTCATGTCAACCTTTGCGTACCAACCATTAGATGGTTTTGATACATGTCCAGATTCAAGTGCAAGGTCAAGAAGACCAGAATACTTTTGAATACCTCCATCAAAAGAAACTGCAACAGGAATCTTAGACTTCTCTTTAACATAACGAGATTTCTCAACGTTAATGATAAAGTTATAACCAACAATCTCTGTGCCATCTTTTTCTTGCTGACGGCCAAGAATCCAAATTGTATCAGCAGAGTAATAAGAACCTGTACCGCCGCCAACAATATCTTTCGGGAACATGCCAATTTCTTTGTAAGTGTGATTTACAACAACCATTGGAATATCTTTGATTGTTAGGTGTGGTGTAATCATTCTGAAGAGAGACTTCATCTGTTTAGCTCTTGACATATCAGCAACAGACTTGCCATCAAGTGCGTCTTCAACTTCTTTCTTAGAAGCCAAATTACCAATTGAATCTAGAATAATAATTACTTTATCATCTTTACCCAACTCTTGCAACTGTTGCATAATATCAAATTTCAATTGTTCAACATCAGTAATTGGTGTGTGAAGAACACGACCCATATCAATGTTAAATGTTTCAAAGTATTTCTTAGGTGTACCAAACTCAGAATCATAAAACAAACAAACTGCATCTTTATATTTTTTCATATAAGCTGATGCCATTAACAAAGCAAATGCGGTCTTAAAGTGTTTAGATGGACCTGCAAACATCGTAAGGCCTGGCGTAAGGCCACCATCTAATGAACCGGACAATGCAACATTTACCATTGGTACATTTGTTTGTATTAAATCTTTTTCATTAAAGAATTTAGACTTTTCAAGAATGGAACTCTCTTTAATTGTCGTATTCTTTTTCAATTTATCAAGTAGACTCATTTTAAAAACTACCTCCATCCATT